GCCATTAAGTCTTTATCTGTAGAGTCTCCTATAATGTGATGAACCTCTTCACCATCTACATTAAAAATTGCTTTATTAACTAAATAAGCACCATCATACTTCATGTCCTCATAGTCTTTTTTAGCTTCATAGCCATCTATGTAAACACCGTCTTGATCATACATACTTTTACTATGAGTCATGTCATAAGTACCGTCTGAATTGTTTTTTATTTTAGTGCCAAGTAATTTTTCTATAGCCTTTTGAGGAGCGTCAGTAGCATCAGTAAAAATTCTATAACCTTCAATTTTAACTTTACCAACTTGGTCAGGCCCTTCAGGTCTAACACCAAAAGCTTGAAATCCTGAGTTTTGAGAAACTTTCTTTAAAGCTTTAGAAGCTCTAGTCCTTCCAGTATAAGATTTCTGCATACTAGCCCTTATTTCAGCTTCCATTTCTACAGGCCCCATTTCTTTAGTTCCAACTGCGTTAGGATTGTAAGCGCCTTTCATTCCCATGTCTGTTTTAGCAAAAGACTTAAGCAACTTTTCTTTTCCATAAGGATCTCCAGGAAATTTAACACTTGCTTCAGCTTCTAACTTTTTAAGTTGAGGGTCTTGTTTTTCTAAAGCGTAATTATGAACTATGTTTAAGTATTGAGAATTAAATACTTCATCAAAATCAATGCTTTGACCCTCGTAATAATTTGCAGTATCTACAGCATCATATCTAGCCCTTAATCCAGAAAGCTTAAAGCTATCCGTCTCTCCAGCTAAATACTTTCTTCTATTTTCTAAATCTACTTGAGAAATTAAATCAGAAGTATCTTTGTTTTGCGATCTCTGGTCAAGTAATGCTAATTGCTTTGCAGAAGTAACTCCGTTTTGATATTTTTCACTATTTGTTAAACCAGAAACAATACTATCTCTAAAGTCTAAAACTTTACCACTACTCATAGCAGAAGAATATCTTCCGTTAAAAGTTTTAAGCATTGATTTAAACTCCATTTTTTTCTCATCAAAATAGTTAGTCATATAATCTCTCATGTGAGGTATATTATTAACTTGAGTCATGTAGTCTTTTTCAAGCTTGGCTAGAGCATCTCTTTCAGCTCCAATCATTTTAGCATTCTGAAAGTCTAACTGCTCTTGCTGCATTATTTCTTGACGCATTTGAGCTTCTTCTTGCCTTCTAGCTCTTCTTGCTTCTGATGTACCGTTAAGCGCTAATGTAAGCGCTTGCATTGCTCCGTAATCTATTGCCATATCTTAATTCCTATTTATAACCAAACATTTCATTGCCTGGGTTAAATGTTGGATCAATTAATCCAGATTTCTTTTTGTTATTTCCTAATATACCTTCTTGCTCTTCTAGCTCAACCTTTACAGGGGCGTCATCTGCGCTAAGTAAATTTAAAGCTTTATCTTTTATTTTATCTTTTGCTCTAGATAAAAATGCAATTGCTTTTTCGCCAGTAGTAGGATCTACACCAACTTGATCTTGACCTGATCTACCAAACTTATCAGTTTTGTAGCCCATATCCATAAGCATCTTTTCATTTTTAATTTTATTATACCTATCAACTTGCCTACTACCAACTGCATCTGCAACCATTGAAATACCAGCTGCAGCTAATTGAGCTCCAGATTGTTTACTAGCTTGGGCTTGTTGATATTTAGCGTTTTGATATTTAGACTCTCTAGCTGCATTATATTGCTCATCCATTATCATCATACTATCGTACTTTTGCTGATTTTGTCTTTGCATTTGCGCATCAGCCACAGCAATATCCATTAATGCAGACTGACGAGCTACATCAAGACCTCCAAGTCCAGCTAAAAATTGAGCCCTATTACCAGCAGATCCACGAACAATATTTTCAATACCAGTAGCGTATGATGAGTCTAAATCGTTATGAGCTTTAGCCAACTCACTAGGAGTTAATCCTTGTTGAGCTAATCTTTTAGACTCTTCAAGTCTTTGTTGAAATGCAGGGCCTAGCTTTGGATCTTTAGGTATGTCAACATCTTTTAATGCTGCACCTAAACCAACAGCTCCAGATGCCAAACCAATAAGAGAAGATAATCCTCCAACTTTATCTAAAAAAGATTCTTCGTATAAAACATCCTCACTTTCTGCATCAATAGCATCAACTGCAGCTTGAGACTTACCCCTTGTATCAATAACGCTAGGAGTGCTAGTTTCAACCTTATCTTTAAAGTGTTTAAGGACTTCTTTATTCTTATTTTTTGAGTCTAAAGAAATAGTTCTTTCTGGAACAAATTCTTCATCTTCAATATCATCTACTTCAACATTTTCTAATGGATCCTTTACGTTAAAATCTTTTCTATAGTCAACATAATAATCAGAATAATCAGGCTTCTCTTCTTTTTCTATTTTATTTTTTCCTTTATCATGCCTTTGATTGCTTTCAGCTAGTTTTTCCTCTATTATATTTTCACTTTTTGCCTCTATATAATTAGCTTCTCTACCAAGGGTGGTAGCGTTAGAATCACTATCTGCCCCAATAAGTTTAGCTCCTTCAGCCAAAGAAATTTGACTATACCTAAGAGACTCATTTACTAATCTATCTGGCACTAATTCATCTGGATTGTCTTTAACCCATTTATCTATAGATTTAAAAACAGTTGATACTGCATGACTTTTTCTTTTTAAAGCTCCAGGAGTTTTAAAACCTTCTTTTTGTTCTTTTCCAAATCCACCACTAAAATTGTATAAAGTAGTTAAACTAGCGTAAACATCATCACTAACTTTTCCTTGATATTTTTCTAAAGCTTTATCGGCTTTAATAAATATATTTTGAGCAAGCTTATTTTTAATACCTTTATCTATAGAAACTTTTAACGCTTCTGATTTAGGATTTTTACCTTCAATTTCAAAATCTGTATATAGTTTACCTAAGTAACCTTTTTCATCCCACATTTCTGCGGTTTTTCTATCTATACCATATTTAACTAAAGTTTCGACTGTTTGAAACCCTAAGTCTATACCATAACCAATAGTTATACCAGAACCTTTAGTAGGTATGTAACCTACATTTTTAAAGCCTTCCATGTCGTCAAGATGTTTTATTCTCTTACTAAAAAGCTTACCTCCGTATGATTCTAAAAATTCTTTAGTCGTCATTATGCGTATGTGTTTTGTTCTATAAAATTATCTATGTCTTGAGCACCATACATTCCTTGCGGTTGTTGTTGCATTTTTGCAAAGTGCTTCTCTACTTTAGCTTGTCTTGCTAAACTATCAGTAGCTTGAGTAGCTTCTCTATTTTGTTCTTCTTCTAGTCGCTCTTGCTCTTTCTTGTATTTCTTCTTTTTAAACAAACCTACAACTCCACCTACAACAGCTCCAACACCAGCACCTATAGGCCCTAAAGTAGCTCCCATAGAAGCATACTTTAACGCTTCTTTACCTACATCCATATTGTCGTAAGCAGGATCGTCATCAAACTCATCTAGCAAAGCACTACCTACACCAAGCCCAACACCAAGCCCAACCCCTGGAGCTGGAGATGATTTTCCAGCAAGCTTTTTAGCCGCAGCACGATCAACACGATCTCCTCCTGTAATTTTTCCTGTTTTAGCATTAGATACTAAAGGATTGTCCATTTGATAAGGATTACCACCTTGAGGAGATAAACTTTGCACAGAGCTGCTTGATTCTAACTCAACGCTAGCACTAGGTCTAGGCTTCTTTTTTTTACCCATATTTAAAATATCTCCACTAGGAGTTCTATAAAACTCTCTACCAAACACATTAAAAGATTTACTTGTTCCAGGCATATTATCTTGATTTTCTTATTCTTGTATTTACTGCAAATATATTAATTCTTGCGATAGCGCCACCTACAGTATGTTGCTCTATTGTTTGTTTCATCCAATTACCTCTAATTCTAGGATTATTACCACTCCTTAAAGCTAGCTTGTGAACTCCATCTTTTATTTTAGATTCAGTAATAGTTTGTTCATCACTTGCCGAACTTTGAACTATATGATCAGTAAATGGATCAGCTTTATCTGATATTATTTCAGAAGAATCAAAAACTTTTACCTCTGAAGGATTGTCGTTTACAACAAAAGAAACTTTATAGTCTTTCCATAAATTGTAATTATATTTAATAACGCCATTTTGATGAGTCGAATAAATACTTCCATTGTGTGAAAAATATTGTATTGGATAAAAATCATATCCACTTCCATAGGTATATTCAACATTTGATATAAGCTTTCCGTCTAAATCAGAAATTAAAAAATTATAATAATACCCATTAGTTTTTATTGAAAAATGACATTCTTTAAATTCTGGATCGTAACCTAAAGAAATACCATATAAATTGTTGACAGGGTAATTGTAAAAATTTTTAACAAAATACTTATAATTATTTTGAGAAGAAATAGGCACTAGTGAATTTCCATCATACTTAATTATTTCTGAATTTTTATGATCATAAAAATAAAAACCAGTAGGAGTAATTAAAGATTGATTAAAATATTGTGATCCGTAAACGTCTGTAATATAATCAAACCTTTCTATTGCTGTACCTGTACCAGAAACAATTTGTATATCAGCAGCAGCTCCTTCACCAGTAATTAAACTTCTAGAATTTATTGAAAGCAAAGAAACTCCAGATTCTTGAACACAATAAAGATTGTTTTTAAAATTTACAAGATCTGTAATTTTACCTTTAGACAAATCTAAGTCTATAAAATCATTTGCTGGAAAAATAGTCCAAGCATCATTCCTTTCTCCTAACACTTTAGTTTTAGAAGCAACAACCTTACCTTCAAATGTGTCGTTGTAAACAAACCCATAAGGTTTTGTAACAGAAGATACAAGATTATTTTCTTGAGAATATGCTGTATTGTAAAAATAATTGTCTTCAGCTAGTAAATCTACTAATTCTGTGGACCCTAAAAACTCACCATGTCTTAAAGATAAATTGTAATCAGACTCTACTGGTATAGCAGCTCCTTGAGCTCTTTTACCAGAATTATCAGTATTATCGTTTGAAGGGCTATTTCCACCAACTAAAATCCAATTCCATTTATAAGCATACCAACCACAATAAGTATCTCCTTTAGTTATGTAAGAAGATGTTCTTTGACTAGTAACAGAAACAAAATCAGAACAATCATAAAAAGGTGTTTTACTTATTGCTTCAGGTTCATGCCCACCATACTGCTCAAAACCGTTAGACGTATCTCTAAATATTTCAACCATATATTTATAAGAATGTCTTCTTACAGATGTAGTACCTCTTTGAGGTCGCTGAGAAATTCCTCCAAACTCATCTATAGCGTATTGCGCACTATCATCAGCAGGGCCGCTTGTTCCAAATAGAGAACTATATTCACTTCTTCCAGCAGATATTTCTGCAGCGCTAGAGCTGTGAGATCCTCCGTATTTAATAGTTAAACTAGAAAGTAAAGGAAGGTGGTTGCTGTTACCTGTAAGTCCGTAAGAAAAAAGTATAGTTGCATTTGCTCCGTCTGTATATGATGCTCGAGAAAGATTACCTATTTCAAAAACATTTGCACCTCCAGTACCATCATCCCATTGAGCTTGCTGCCCTGAATCAGCTGAACTTTCGTGATTATCATACCCTGGAGTGTAGTTTACAAAACTTTGCTCTGTATTTCCTTGATGTTCACTTGCGGTTATAATCTCTCCAGAAACTATGGTTCTACAAAGTGAAAAATCAAAAGAATTAAAATAAATCCAAGAATCCCAATTCCCACCAGTCTGATACTGAATTGTTTTATGTACAAAATTGCTATTGCTATTTACATGCTCAGGGAAAATTCTATGCTTAATAAAATGCATACCGTAACTATTTGAAAGCGTAGTATGATTTAAAGGGTATCCGTTTAATTGATGCTTATGTCCTATACCGTAATTACTATGACCGCTAGTTAAAGTGTGTGGTCTATTCATTTCAACAATGTATAGATACTTCATTTTAAATCCTTCAGAATTAAAATCAAAAGTCTTATTACCAATAGTTGTATCTGGAGACTCTATTGTATATAAACCTGAAGTAGTTCGATTAATGTAATCTGGCCATCCCCATTGGTCTGCATTAACCGAATAATATGGAAAAGAATTTCTTGTAGTATAACCACCACCTTGACGCAAATAAGAGTTTTCGTTGTGTGGATGAGGATTATGTCTTTCCGTTAACTCCATCAAGCCTTGAGTCATTATAACTTTATCGTTCTCCTGAACTTCTGCCCTAACTATTTTATAACCAGAAATTGCATCTCTAACATTTTGAGGTAATCTAACTTCAATTCTAGGAATTAAAGCGTGTGCAACAACTTCATTGTCATTTCCACTAAACGGAGACCATCTTGAATTTTGGGTGTTAAAATTTTTATTTTGAAAATTATCTCCAGCAGAATTTAATATTTTCCCATTAGGATCTAAAGCGTCTGGCATTTTAATGTCACCTAAATGATGAACAAACCCTGGATTACCATTCTTATCATAAAAAACTATACCAAATCTATAGCATCTATTTCTTTTAAAACTTCTATATGCAGCATCCCATTTAGGATTTTGAGGACCAGGAAATCCATCCCAATCATTATCTTTTCTAGTGTCGTCTACTTTAAATATTTCATTAGCTTGATAGCCTCCAGAAAAAATATCCATTCCACTTCTATCGCTATCTTGAGTTCCATCAGGTAGTAAATGAAATTGATCATCTATATAATAATCTTTCTGCGTAAAAGTTATTCTAAACCCATCATTACCGCTATCAGAGTAGCCACTTGTTTCAGCTCCTAATATGAATACAGGATCACTACCATCAGTAAATTGTTTCTTTATAAACTTATAATTAGCTCTATCATAAGCCTCTACAGGATGCCAACTAGAATTAGAAGCATCTCCACCAACCTTAAACCTGTGAGGGTTTGCGTCACCAGAATGAGTTTCAAAACTCCAATTGCCACCACTCTCTACAGCCTTGTAAGATTTTAGTTTACCAAAACCAGAAATAATGCTATCAACATCTACACTTGTAGTTTTTAAATTAGCAGCATAAAGTTTGTTATCTTTTTTAGCTAAAATTTTACAAACATCCCAAGTGTCGTTATTTATAATTGCTGCAGCTAAACCTCCAGTAACAAGAGTTTCAACTTCAAATCCACTATGAACAAATTTATAATTAGAATTTATAATAGGACCTTCTTCTACTATACTAATTGTTGAAACATTTTCAGCAGAATAATATATAGCAGCAACCTGTATAAAATTATAATTTGTATTTATATTTGTTATTTCTAATTCAAGAAATGAAGTTGAATTATCAGAACTGTAATCTCCAGACATGTTTGATGGCTTAGTACTACTAGGATTACCATTTGCAACATTAGCTGGATTTGAAATGCTAGACCAATCAGTATAATTACCTTTAGCATCTGAAGACAATCTATATATGTAACTGTAAGATCCATACTTTAAATTACCACCAGTATTACTATACTTAGTAACTTTAGGATTTGTTAATAACGTAGGTTTAAAAGCTAAAAAACTATCTACAGATTTACCTATTTGACTTTCACCTATATTTATAGATTTTAAAGGAGTTAGACCATCAGTACAATATATTCTTTTTATATCTCCTGTTTCTACAATACTTTCTATTTCTATTTTTTCAGCGTTAGACGAAAATAAATCAAATCCAGCCCATATTACAGTCTTGACAGAGCTTACAGTAGATAAGTTACTTTCTATTATACTGTTGCTGACTACGAACCAGGTATTAGAGTCATACTCAGATGATGATGTATGTGACCTTTGTATTGTAATAAGCCTGTTGTCTACAACAATAGCCCCATAAATATTACTATTAGAAATAACAACATTATTCATAGAGCCAATATCTTTTATATTTTCTAGACTATAAGACTTATCGCCACTAGAAACTACTCTAATATTTAATCCATCAAAATAAGAATCTTTGGGTTGAAATGCAGGATCAAAGTCCGTTATCATCCCTCCTGTAAAAGTATTTGGTGTAGATTTTTCTGCCATAACTACTCTCTTTCAGGTATAAATGTATTCCAATAACTAGCAATATTTTTCATCTCAGCTTCTGAAGGAAGATTATCAGCACCTCTTGCTTGAGCGCATAACCAATACCACCTTTCCTCTAAATCTTTTACAATATATCTAGCTATTTTACCTTCATAATATTCTATAGATTTATACCTCCACATTATGTATTGAGCTACTGCATCTTCATGACCTTGCTTTATAGTGGGAAATCCTTCACCATCAACATCTAATCCTTTGTACGCTATCTTAGCAGTACCATTTGATATATTAGAAAAATGAATATAACTACCTACAATCCAATATTTATCTCCGTTAGCGTCTGATTTAAAAGTCTTTTGAGTAGGCTGTAAAAAATTATCATTAGCCCCTTTAACATCAATAAGTTTTATTAAATCGCTTGGCAATAAAGACTTGTTAGCGCTAACAGAAAGCAAAGCTTCTTTATCTGTAAAAGTAGTAAAACTACCTATCTTTTGTTCAGCCTCAAAAGCCCACTCTACAAAAGCCTCTAGATGCTCTGAAGGATTGCTTAACCCTAGATTTCTTGCAACATTACTTATTATTCTTCTAACACTAACTTGCATTATATATATTTTTTATTAATTCTCTAACTTTTTTAGCTGGATAAAATTTACACTTATATAAATCTTTTTTAAATTTAGTCCACTTTATTTTATAATAATAATCATCTAGTATAGGTACTTTGTACCTTACAGGAAATCCTTTAGACTTAGACTCTTTAACGTCTTTTCTAATATGAAAAGCTCTTCTATGTTCTTTCTGCTCTAAAGACAAAGATCCTAAACCCAAAGGTAATAAAATCTTTTGTTTTCTAACTATTAAATCCCTAGCCACTATCTCAAAGAATTTAGTAACTATTTTAAAAAACAAAGAGTAAGGTATAGATTTAGTCTTTTTCCTGCCAGACGCTTCTACTCTTACTCTTTTAGATATTGCTTTGTAAATATCTTTGTATGTCGTGTAAGACATTATTTACTAGATGATTGAACCTCTCTATCTCCTTCTACTTCATTATTAATTATATCACCAGGAGTTTTTAAGGTAATGTTTAACTCTAGTTGTGCTACCGCTTGTATTAGCGGTGTTATTAATTGAGCTGGCATAGGATATTCAGAATCATCACCAGCCCAATTTGCGGCATCTGTGGGATCCTCTAGAACCGCTATTATTTTTACGCTTTCACCACCAGCTGAACCCTGAAAGTAAAGTTTGTTTCCGTCTTCTATAAAAAATTTTGGAATACCAGAAGTAAACCTACTTTGCTCTTGATAAGCTACTTTATCTTGAGTAGTTCTCGCAAACAAAACATTGCCATCAACAGAAGTTATACTTGATATACCTCTAGTCTCACCAAAAGAAGCTACTCTAGGTATGGATAAAAATTGACCTTCTTCTGGAACGGAAAATACACCTAAATTTTGCGTAGATCCTGAAGGGGCTTTTTTACCGTTTGTAGTGTATGACTCTAAAATATTTAATCTATGATAATGTACCCACTCTTTAATTTGTCGGATACTTAACTTATTGTCGTCAGTAGTATAACCACCTTCGGCTAAGTTTTTAATATTGTAAGCAATTTCATTTAAAGTCATATCATCTTATTTAAAAGAATGGGGGTAGACGCAAATCTACCACCCAAACTAACGCAGGAAAAAAGAGAGTCATCAACGCTTTTCAGCGCTCAACTCATTAACTTGAAGTTGATACCGTGGATCTTCCAACGATAACATCATCTTCCTAACTGCAATATTTACTATTTCCTCCGAAGAGTTTAAATTATAACCACCAACCGAAGACTCTGCACTTAACGAATCTTCATCGTTTAATGAAGGGTTTTTAACGTAAACAAAATCTACATTTTCAGTTGAACCAAGAACTTCTAAACTAGATCCCTTTAAAAGACCTATAGGATTAGTAGCTGTAGCTGAATGAAATGGATCATGTTTAGCTGCATTATACTGATTAACACCCATAACATCAATTAAACTTTTTGACGTAGCAGTATTAGCACTAAGTAAGTGATAAAAATCAGTAGGTAAAGCAACAGATCCAGAACTATTAGTTTGATTGTTAGAATTAGCAACAAGAGGCGCTATTTTTTCCATAGACTGAGCATCGGATTCTAAAGTGTTTATTAATCCTTTAGTGTATTCCATTACAGCTAAGTCAAGAAAATTATTCTTTTCTGTATCCGTAAAGTATGCTGTTCCTGCTTTGTCTAACAGATTATCTATGTGAGTATACGCTTCTGTGTACGTCATTATTTCTTAATTTTCTTTTTAGTTGAAGACAGCTCCTTTTTTAATAAAGCGTGAATGTCTTTGTTGTCCTTTAACCACAATACAACCTGATCCTCAGTTAAACCTATAGTTTCAGTATTGTACTTATAAGTTCCATTTACAAAGTTAATCTTTTTTGCGTCAATAGCATGCTCAATAAAAACTCTATAATCCTTATCTCTATCATTAATTATTTTAGAGAATCTATTAGGATCATCATTAGCCAACTTAATAACTTGAGCCTTAACAAACTCAATAGAATTATCTTTAGTTCTAATACCTGTTAATTTGCAGAAATCTAATATTTCTTTATCTGTCATTGCAACAGCAATTTGAATTGCTTCTGCTGATTCAACCATTGCTTCTGTAGAAATCATTTCTTGCTCTATGGTATCTTCAAAAATTAAATGATGACTAATACCAGGATAATCCTTTAACCAATCGTGAACATGTTTGTCATGCTCATCATTTAAATCAAAAACAGTGGCAGTGCTTCTCATAACAAAATCATATGACTCACCGTTTATATCTTTTAAGTCTCTTCTTCTACCTCGATCTTTTGGATCTTTATAGCTTGAACCTAAACCTAAATAAACAAATCTTTTGGGCTTTTTAACCCTTACAATAACTGGATGTTTCATTTTTCTCTTTTTTTAATTGTTGTTTGCGTTCTAATGGGGAGGATTACTCCTCCCACATATAGTATATAATCTTAGTGTGTAGCACTTAAAATACCACAAGACAAAGGATTACGAACAATAACACCAGATTCAGACATGATTTGACATGTGAATGAGTCGTCACCGTTAGCAGCCAACATTGATTTTTGATCGTAAGGGTTAACCATACCAGGAATGTATTTTTTCACATAGTTACGGTTAAGACCATCAGATCCTTTAGCAATTAACTGAATGTTAGGTACACCATCTACAGACGAGAAGTCTAAGAATACCATTTTACCAGACATAGTTCCACCAGAACTAGACCCACCAGCACCAGCTTCAGCACCAAAAGCATTAACGTCATCAAATACTGGGCAGTAAGCAATAGTAAGTTTATTACCTAATACATAGTAAGATACAAAGTTAACACCCAAAGATACATCAGATCCAGTTTTCATAGACTGCATAGATCCGCCAGAAGCAGAACCTGTACCACTAACAGCTGCAGTTGCTCCAACAGAAATGTCTTTCATAGCTCTGTGGAATTGGTATCGACCTTCTGTACCAGTAAATACTACCCATTCGTTTCCTTCAGGAGATTTAGCGTTACGAGAAAGCTCTGCAATAAATCGAGCTAATTTGTCTTCTGTAAGACCCTCACCATCAGCAGTACCAACATTGTAAGACATGTCAATAGAACCTTCGATTTGAGCTAAAATACCATCACCCATTAAAGCAGAGGCAGTACCATCAACAGCACCAGCTTGACCTGGGAAAGTATAAGCATCAGCAGCGGTTCCTGTAACGTTGTTTCTACCGAACCATCGTTGAAGCTCTAATTGATACATAAACTCATCAGTAAACAATTTCTCTGCAGTAAAATACCACAATTTAGATCCATTGTTTTCAATCCAAGTCACATCAGTTAAAGCAGAACCTGTAATAGATTGCTTACGTCTGTTTAGTGTTAACCAGTTTTTATGAGTTTCTGGGTAAGCAACGCTTTCAGATACAGAAGTACCTAAAGAACCTTCACCAAAAGCAGAACCTAAACGAGCAACAGTAACGCTTGGTGCAAGATCAGTAGCTGAATAACCATTAGAGAATCTAATTTGATAACCCCAAGCGTCAGCTGTAGCAACTGTGTGACTTTGAAGTTGAGCACTTAATGCTTGATCAACAGGCGGTTTATTAGTATCTTTTTTTACTGTAGTACCATCATCTTCTGTGTGGCCAATTACAGTACCAACAGCGTTACCAATCATTACTACGTCATTAATAGATAAATCTCTATTAAGAACAGGTAAAAGTACAGTTACTGCACTTGCTTGCGCTGTTGTAATAGCTGTTATATCAGCTAATTTAATTTCACGATTTGAACGACCTAAAACTTTCCACTCGAAAGATTTATCGCCCATTACTTTTACGTTTGCATGACGACCTGTTCTTTCTAATAGGTACGTTAGTGCAAAACGAGGGTATTGCTGAATTAAAGTAGATCCAATCTCAGGATACTTTAACATAGCACTTACCAACGAATTTGACGCTTGAGTTTCAACCCCAAACGTTCCAGATGTTGTTTTCATTTCTTTTTACAATTTAGAAATATTAATAAAATAATTTAAAAATTGCATTTACTTAATTATTATTTTAAAACGTAACATTGACAGCATTAAAATTATTATCCCATAAATGCTGAAGGATCAAACCCAGAGCCTTTCTTATATTTAGGCTTACTGTTTCCTCTACCTCCTTTATTGGTAAGGTTGTCTAACACACTACCCTTACCTTCTTCGAAGCCTTGCGACTTCAGCAATTTCTGTATTTGCTTTCGGTTCTTCCATAAGAACGCTGCCTCCGCAACATTGGCATGAGACTTATAAATGTCCTCATTAAAGTTACCGTTTGTTATATACTTATACAGATCTTTTCTTTGTTCTACAGTTACTTTCCCACCAAGGTAATTATTAAAACCTTTTAGGTGAGACTGCAAGTCTTTTCTTGCTTGTTCTTGAGCTTGCTTTTGCTCTTGAATCTTGCTTTGCTCACTTTTTTGAACTGACTCTTTTTCTGTTCGAATAGCATTTCTTAATTGCTTTCTAATTTTTAAAGCTTCATGCTTTAACATTCCAGAGTCTTCCATTCTATCAAGAGAATCGTCAACATCGTACTCATCCATTCCAGTTGCTTTCATGTCAGCAGCCAAAAGCTCCCTATCTGAAAGACCTAAATATCCTTCGTACTTTTTAGTTGTATCATTAGCTACTTCAGGCTCATTTTTAGAGTTTAAAGCTTTAATAATATCTTCTTTAGACGCACCTTCTAAACCAAGCTCTTCAGCTACTGAATCCCAGTTAAGTCCTTCTTCACTTTTAGGTTCATCGTCTTCGGTAGAAGATTCTTCCTCAGATTCGTTAGAGTCTTCAAAATCCCAATCCTCTTCTGAGCTTTCTTGCTCAACCTCGTCTACAACCTCTTCTTCTTGATCAGATCCCCAATCAAAATCTGAATCATCATCTTCCTGTACATCTTCCTGTACACTATCCTCAGTTTCCTCTACTAAAGCTGTAGGTTCTACTTCAGATTTTTCTTCTTCAACTTGACCTACAGTATCTACTAGCTTATCAAGTCCAGCAAAAGCTTCAGGATTAAACTCCTTAACCTCTTCGCTTAATGTTTCTTTTTTCTCTGCTTCCATTTTGCAATATTACTAAAAATTTGTTACTAAAAAAAATTAATCTTTAATTTGACCTTTTAATTGTCCTTCCATTTGATTTAATGCAGCGTCTGCACGCTTAGTTCCGTAAGCGTCATCAGACAGTATTTCTGCAGTTTCTAATTTAGATTGATGCTGTATTTCAGCAACCTTAATCCTAGTTTCGTTATCAAGCTTATTCATTTCAACTTCAATTTCTAACTCTTGTTGTTTAGCTTGAGCTTCTGCTTGAGCTTGCTCAGACATAGCTTGTTGTTGCTGTGCTTGCATTTCTTTAGCAGCTTCTAAACCTCTTTCAAGGATGTGCTCTGCTTCAGTCATAGTATCAGACTTATATATTCTAATTACGTCTAGCATATCTATTTGACCAGACTGTAAAGCTGATTGAGCTAACTGACTTACAGCAGCCTTCATTTGCTCATCTTTACCTCCGTCACCCAAGAATACTCCGTAGTCATTTAATGCTACATCTGGCATTATTGATATAAACTTATAAGTACCGTCACCAAAAACAGTTGCAGTCTTTTTTCCTTCAGACCAGCAAACCTTCATTAAGTTAGCACAACGCATAAGTACATCTTGCTTTGCCATATCGTGTGACCAAAACCAAGATCTTGTAATAGTAGCCGACTGTACTACAGCTCTTTGCTGATTACCTACTTGCTCATACTGTTCAACCTGACCTTCACGCTGCTTAGTTACACCTGATACTTGACCAGCCATATCTTCTAGCATTACTTTAAGGTTTATAAGTTGCTGTACAGAATTAGACAATGTAAAGTCTATTTGCTGAAATTGATTAAATGTTTGCGCTTGCAAACCTTCATCTTTAGAGTTTATAGGTATAATACCATCATTTTTGATATGATACATTACATCTTGCATGTTCATACCTAAATTAGCTGGCATTTGTGCTACATCATACACAACAGCTTTACCACCAGACCTAGCCATACATAGTTCTATATGATACATAGTTATGTTGTAAAGCATTTGCACGTTTTTAAGCAAATCTACCATAGATACAGGGTTACCTGTAGTATGATTTCTTACAACACCTATGTAGCTTAGATTAGCTGCACTAGGATCGTCTAAAGATCTTATTTGATTAGGAACTCTTTGGCAGTTAACCATAATCTTACCACCAATCTTAGTTGCCTGCCAAATATCATCAATAACAACTTTTCTTATCTTTTCACCCTTACGTTTTTTGTATTTATCAGAAACCATCTTTCTAAATGGTTTATCTTCATCATGTTTGTTAGGGCTTATTTTATATTGCATTTTCTTAAGTGATCTCCACTCTGCGTGAACAACTTTAACTCTAAGCTCACCAGACTCACCTTTCATGTACCAGTTTCTGTATTCAGAATAAAGGTCAAGACTGTTTTGGTTAGACAAAGACTCTATAAGCTCAATATCCTTATCAGAAAGAACTTCACCAAACTCATCTACTATATCACTAGGAGATAGCCACCTTTCTTCTGTAATCCAGTTAGCTTCTCCAAGATCGTCAGTTTCTGTAGATAAATCGTAAGCTAAAGCTCTAGGGTCTACCCTTCTAACGTGTGGATCACCATCTTTTATTTCTACTCTATAACATTCTTTACCTGTAATAAGTAAATCTCTAAATCCTTCTTTAAATTTGTTTTTAAGCTTGTACTTGTTTACAAGAAACTCAAGACCATCTTGCACAGACTCTTCTATAGACTCTCTATAGTTGTATCTCATAAAAGTATCTATATCGTCAGGTATAGGTATTTCTTGACCTTCAGTCTTAACGTCTATACCCATTTCACCCATCTGCTCTTTAACTTCTTCAAGCAATTTATTCATAACCATAGAAACTTTATGGTCTTCTTTTCTATTAATAGCCTCTTGATTTATCGTAACTACCTTAGTATCAAGTGGTCTATGAAGATCTTCTCCTAGCAACAGATCTATCTTAGGTTGTACAATAGGGTAGTTTACTAATCTTGCAGGGTAATTGTATCCATACTGTTCAGTAAGATATTTATAATCATCTCTATTGAAATCACCATTATATATATCGTAGTTTCTAATGTCTTTTAATTTATACCTATTTTCTGGGCTATCTACATGATCTGTAGAGTTAACTATAGCGTTAAGCATTTGCTCACACCACTTCTTATCTTTTTTAGAGTCAGGTATTAATTGGCTAGGAAAATTCTTCATTATTTTATATGTTTTATAGGAGTACCGTTACTATTATATTTATAATATATAAAACCACTTTCTTTTATGGCTTCAGTTTCTTTATTTTTTACTTCAATTGCAAAGTTATCATTTTCGTGGATTAAACACAAACCAAAGGCGATTGCTCTATCCGTATTCCTAGAACCCCAGTCGCAAAGCTCATCTAAAAGGTCTATAAACCAGATTTCATCACCCCTTTCTTTTATGTAATCATACATTAGGGACTCCATATACGCCTTAATCTGCTTATTCATGTGGATACCGTAGTTATTTCTAGTCTTAGTACCAGGAGAGTGTGCAGATCTAGGTTTAGTCTTTAAATATTTTTGCGCCCTATTTCTGAGGAAATAGTCTAATATACCAATCTTTGTATATTCAATAAGCATTTGTGCGTTATAGTAAACAGCTAATTTTAAGCATCCGTCATAAAATTGCTCTGCTGTTTCAGGTCTATCTGTATATTCAGCAATAGGTAGCCTATATGGTTGATTAGTATCAGCTATCCTTCTAAATATCATAGCAGAACCTAAAGACGGAGCAGCACCAGCTTGATCTTGATCGTAAGAATCAATACCACCAATATCTAAACCAGCCATGTGCCTTTGTGGTTCGTGCAATATTTTATAAGGGCCGTGAGGGTGTGGCGTAAACACAACTTTATCTGTTAAGCCATTCTCATTTATCACCCAATCTAAGTTACCAGTAGTAATATGTTGCTCTGGGTCTGCAAGTGTCTGAACCCTAGCTCTTTGCTGATTAAGCAATGCTATATCAAACCTAGAGCCTTTAGTTTTTAAGAACGCTTCTTGTACTGTAAGAGGGTAGTTTTGCAAGTGTAAGTTGTATGCTTTACTATCCCCACCATTGTCAAGTATTTTTTGTCGCTCATTCTCTATATACTCATGAGCTTTTTTATCATCATCCACTCCAGTCTTAGGACTAAAGAATCCGTGAAGAGCTTTAGATGCAGGTATAAACATAGGGATTAGGTTAAACGCCTCTGCATTATAGTACATATCCATAAAGTCAGCAGACGCTGCATCAATGTCACCCCCAGTTCCACCAATAACAGGAACGCCATACTGATAAGCACCATCCATGAAACAAGCCTTAGATGACATATATGCGTTCTTTAACCTTTTAAACTCCCCAGCTTCTTCAAATATCATTATTGACAGACGCTCACCTTTGTAAACTTCAGGATCATCCATCGTTCTACAATGTATAACAGATTGATAACCGCCTATCTCCCACCTACCTTCATTGTTCTTTTGCTTGTACCCAGCCCTAAGAACATCTTTAGTATCCTTAAGCCAACCATGCCGAAAATTAGGGTGTTGGTTTTGCAACCCTTTTTTGACTTTGTCAAAGAAAGAATTTGCTGTCACACCAAGTCCAGCCGCAATTCCTACCTCGGAATGCGGAAAGAAAGTAAATTCGTGACCGACTAGCCCTGAGTTCATATAGGAAAACCCTTTATCCCTAGCTTTAATCACAATCATCCCTTTACCTTCCTCCCTGCAAGTATGGAAGAGGTTAAAATACTCTCTATCCATATCCCTATACCAGGGGTATATTAAGCTTTTACGATTTCCATCACTACCATCATTACCAAGAATCATGTAGTAGTTTAGATACCAATAGTAGTTACCAGGTATCCACTCCCCACCAGGGGGTTTATAGCCATTAATACACCTGTGCATCTCTTCCTCCCAATAATCTTGATACGCAAGACTATCTGCATCTAGTTTAGGGTGTCCGTTGTTAGGTATTGGCCTGTAAGCCTGTACGTCAAATTTCTTAGCCATTAAACGTCTTTTAGTCTAACTTCTCTATTTTCTAGAAAGCTAAGTGTTTGCTCACCACTAATAGTCTTTCTCTCACCCCTTCGCTCTATTGCTTCTAGCAAAACGGTACGAGTACCTAGTAGTTTTTCAATACCGATCATAACTTTCTGAAGGTCTTCAGCAGTTTCTTGATCTAAGTGCCACTCATTAATAAGTGTAGTGTATTGATCTATCTTTTTATTAAACGCCTCTAACTGATCGTCAAGAGGATCTCTTTGTAGTTTGCGATACTTATCTATAGCCGCCTTCATCAAAGGATGTTTAGTGTCAGCCCATTCAGGCTTCCCAGTTAAATCCGTGCATATCTGCCGAACCCTATCCTTTTCGTTTAAGTATCTATATGGTGAATCGTAGTCTTGACTTAAAGCAACAAACCTCATTCCTTTCTGTCCTAACTTCTTATCCTTTAAAACCTTTTGAAACTCTGGAACGCCTAGCACCCCATTGTCTTCATCAGTAACACTCTCTCCTTTCTTACTAATCTTTAATAGATACATTATTTTTTTTCTAGTTTATACTTTAACATAAACATACCAACATCAATAGTACTATCCATACCGATAGGTATCTCTACCTCTTCGTAGTCACCAGTCTGTTCGTTGTAATAAACATAGTTTAAGCTATCTACTATAGGATCATTAAAGTACATATTGCGATCTAATATCTTGTAGTCATTATCTATTAACCAATTGTCAATCTCATTATCCATCGCTAGGTCTGGGGAGAACACGGAAAAGTCGTCAGTCTCAAACTCTAACACAAGAGAGTCTAATAACTCATCTCTGTAAATATCCCCATAAGGAGTTTGTATATATGATTTTACCATTTTTATTTATTTAGCTGTAGGGGAAGGATTCGAACCTCCACGTAGTAGTTAGCTAGAGAACATTAGTTGCAACTTGGTGGTCAACCCCTTTTATCCTAAAGTTTATCCATTTATCTACACCTCCGAGACAGGGAGGCATGTCTGCCTATTTCATCACCCTACAATATATTAATACTTAGGTCGCTTCGGTTTTTTAGGTTTGCACTTCTTAGCCATAACTGAATATTCTTTTAAAGTTCTTTAGCAAAGATAAAATTTTTTTTTAAATGTGAAAGTGTGATGCCCTCTACTGGACACCCCCTGCTCCTCCCAATCTTTTGGCTACCGCCATCTATTTATTCAAAAACTAACCTAAATTCAACTACCATGCTAAATTTAAACAACATCAACACTAAAGAAGTAAAGTCAGGAGTACAACTTGCTAAGACTATTGCTGCACATTACGGAGCACAAGCTATGAACAAGTACTGTAAGATAGGTGCTAACAAGGAAGAGAAAGAAGTATACGACCTTGTAGAAGAACACAACCAACAAGAACATAACAAAGTAATGAGTAAGACAACCAGAACAGAACGTAACACAGCTAAGTTAACCCTTTCGTTGGTCGGTTCACTAGCATTAGGGTTAATTATCTCATAAAAACACGAGTGTAAACGAGTGATGCACTCTCACACCCAAAATAATCACTCAAAAACGCATCAAATCAACAAAGAACTACTATTTAGTTGTGATTTACGCTCATTATCATTGAAGAAACGCTTCAAGGTGAGTATTAGTTCGCGATCTATGTATTTAGTAGTTCACAAAACTATTGGAGACGAACCTACCTTAGTGGTTCAAACATTATGACTAATTCATCTGCATTCGATCACTTGTCTAAAGAGGAACAAGAATTATTAAGCGAATACATTAACGAAACTATTAAGGAGAATAAGAAAGTAGTTTATACAGGCGCTGAAGCTTGGAAAGACGTTAAGAAGACTGCGGTCATTACGACCACTGCTTTGCTTGGTATAGTGTTGTTTCCTGCTTAAGAAATTAGGCCTGCCATCAACAACTTTAGATTCTGTCTTGCTCGCTGTGTGTTAACACTACGATTAGTATGCAGCTGGGCAGGCGGAAAGTTGTAAAGAACAACTGCGCTATCTCGTATGGAGCAAAATATCTGATCCAAATACATTCCTGCATAAGTCGTCAACAAACCGTTGGAAGTACAAATGTAGGAAATATATTTATCAATTCAAATCATGTTAAAAACTAAGCGCAAAGAATTTTGCGGCTCGACATTCCTGTTATGGTAAGATCTATCTAACGATAGTCTGTAAAGAAGTACTAAGCTATCTCTCGGTTCGACTCCGAGTACAGGATCTATTCATTAACCTAAATCAATTACCATGAAGAAGTTCATTGACTTTATTGTGTTTATGACTCTGTTGTCCGTAAACATTATTATAGTGTTCGCGTTTGCATTAACAGGTTCACTAAGTATGCTCGTGTTGTTACCATTCGGTATTATAACACTAATATTAACCTTAGAAAAATCATCATTATCATGAAGAAAAGAAAAGCAATACTCGTAGGTTCTGCAGACAGATCCAGAGTTAAGAAGAGAAGAAGACGGATCGGTACGTTTACGTCTGCTGTTGCACAATTTGCACGACAAAAATTAAAAGCTATGACTCCTTGGGAAAGGATGGTAGCTGACGTATCTAAACTGTAGGCCTTGAGGCTGTGAGGTGGCTCGTTGCTACCTACAGTTACTAATTAATGTCTTACAGGTTTAAACAAAAGACGTTAAACTTTCCTGAGAATTATTATGGCTACAATTAAAATGTATAACTGGAAAGGAAGAGAAGTAGTAAACATGAAAAGCAAAGACGGTAGACGTGTTATGCTGTTTACTAACAAATACACTAAAATTCCTAAAAACATAATCAATCTTGGTGCTAAAAGCTTACGAGGTTGGTTATTAAAACAAGACAATCTTAAAGTCGTTACAGTATATCAAGACGACAACAAGATTAATTTAAGTCTTGTAACTAAAAAGTATTATCAATCTTATAAAAAATAAGTTATGAGTAGAGACTGGTGGGATTCGCTACCATATCACCCAGCGAACCAAAAAGATGACGATCAAGACAATTATGATCTTGATGAAGAAGATTTAATTAATAAGATAGAAGAAGAAGTGGATTCACTTATTAAATTATATCAGAAAGAGACGGGTGAACACGTAAATAAAGACGATGTTGAGCTGCTCAATTTAATTAATCAATTAAAAGAAAGGCTAGACCTATGAAGAAAACTGTAAAGAATTTACTAAACAGTCAGACTAAAGACTTAAGAGATCTTAAAAACTTTATGTTTGCAAAAGATTATTGGAAGTTTGTTGATAAAAACAGTCATTCTGTTGAAAACGCTATCAATAACTCATTAAATATTGGCAGAAAGTCTGTCAAGACAGCTACAATCATATCATCCAGTATTGGTTTGTTTGTAGGTGGACTATTAGGAACTATATTCGAATAATTATGGATACAGTATTATTTATAGCAACATTTTTAGCCGTAGCATTTGTATGCTGGGTATCTAAAGAAGATGTTACAGACTATTATGACTAAAAAGTTTAACCTTTAAAACCATCAAAAATGACTGTTACTGTTTGGATTAAACGAGAAGTTGTGTTAAATTGGGATCATTTTAAAGACAACTTAGAAGAGATATACCAAATAACAACTAAAGAGCCTGGCGACTTAGACATGGTTCAAGTAAATATCTCATTTGACTTATACAAGGAAATATTAACCTCATCACCTAGATAAAATGAAAAATAAAAACATATTCCTACATGATGGGAAAAGAAAAGTAGAGCCTATGTCTAAAGAGCTCGCTAAAAAAGTAAACGCTAAAAAGTCTTACGAAAGACATTATGAAAAGGATCATATATTAAAAATCCTTGACGAAATCCCAGATAAACCTATTGGTTATTTTACAGAAAGAACATCTGGTAACATAATTCAAACTACTGACGAAAAAGGCATGATTGCAGTAAATGACTTTGTCTTACAGTTTGGTAAAATAGCTCCTAAAACAGAGTTTTCAGGTTATCATGTTAACAGTTTAACTAATGATCTAAGTAAAATACTAAAGTAATGGAACGCAAAACTATTTGGAACTGCAAGTACAAGATCAGAGTTTGGAAAGAAGTGTTTTCTAATAAGACTAAATCTACTAAGCTGTCTCATTTATATAAAGAATATAACGTAGAAGGCTTATTAAAAGGTAATTGTCTAAACGATTTGAAAAGCGAAAAGATAAATAGTTACGCATTCGGTCAATTAAAAGAAAAATACTCTGGTAAATACTCTTGCAAAGTGCAGATTATTGGAGATGTTGAAAGGCTTTCTTCTCATGGCCTTACAAATTATGAGATATAACCAAATCACTTAATTCATTTATTATGAAAAATTCTAAATTAGTAGAAATCGGATTAGATTTCACAGTATCAAAAAGACCTTTAGTTAGAATAGACAAAGAAGTTTCTGTTAACGAACAAGGTCAATTAGCAACTAACGACAAGATAGTAGAGACAGACTGGTTTGCAACTACTAATGACTCTACAGATGAATCTCTCGGTGTTGTAGGTAAGAGCTATACTCTTACGCAGAACGAAGAAATCATTAGAGTCTTGGAAAAAGTAGCCCAAGACAATGACTACACCATAAGCCACTCAGGGCCTATTAACGGTGGTCGTCAATGCTTTGTGCAATTTCGTCTTAACGAAGAAGTAGAAGTAGCAGAAGACACCTTAGTTAAATATGTTGTCGCAACATGGGGACATGATGGTAAGCATGGTGTTAGAATAGGATATGGTAATCAGGTGGTTAGTTGTGCTAATCAATTTTACCAGTTCCACAATAACGCACAGCACAAGCTTAGACATAGTGCATCTATTACTGAACAACTTGCTGCTATTCCTCAAATACTTAATCAGTATAAAGAAGAGGAGAATCTTATGTATCAGAAGTTCCAAGAATGGTCTAAAGTTGAAATCTGGACTGAAAGACATCTTATGGATTTTAGAAATAACTTATGGAAAGATCTTATGAGTATAGACAGATCATTGTCTCACGATGAGTATGTTAAACAATACTCTACTCGTAAAATTAATTCTGCAATGCAATTACAGCAGTCTATTAACACCGAAATGCAACTGCATGGTCAAACCCTTTGGGGATTGTTTAACGGTGTTACACACTATGTAAACCATAAAAAATCTGTTCCTAACAGACCATTTGGTAGAGACGAGTCTTTAATTGTAGGTGGTGGCGCTAAAATGGCCAACAAAGCCTTCAAAATGATAGACAATTTCGCAGCTACATTGTAATTTATAAGTACATTTATTAATAAAGGGGAGCTTCGGCTCCCTTTTTTAACCTTTAAATTATGGACTTAACTAAGGCAGAAATAGATATAGCAATAAGAGCATTGCAAGACATGATAAGATGGTCTGACAGAATAGGAAGCGATGAAATTGCTGAATTAGACTACGTTATTAACCTTTTAAAAAAAGAATCATGAGTTTAGAAGAAGAGGTTAGAGAAAGGTTAGAGTGGTACGATGGAGGTGACGGTGTAGAATTTGAGTTATGGATAGATCCAGAAACTGAAATAATATACGAAGTTCCATTATACATTAAAAGAGACTTTAAAAACAGTAAACAATGGGGAGCATTATGAAGGAGAAACATAAAGTAATAGCGACTTACGATTACGCAGAATACATGATAAGTTATATTAATCATTATCTGGAGTCTGAAAGTAATCTAAAAGAGTTTAAAGACTACTATCAGCATTATATTTTAGAAGATTATAATACTGTTGGTAACTTAGAAATATCCGAAATCACTAAAGACATTGTAGAAGAATGTGTTTACATGGATGACTGGATAATGCCTGAAGATCATTATAGAGACTTTGAAAACGACATGGATTATTTCCACAAATATGTCGGTAAAGAAGTATTTATAGAAGGTAGAAATATGGGGTGGCAAAACAGATCTGGAGACGGAACTATAACGCTTTCAGAATCAATGGATTTGTTTAACGACATTACCCCTAAAGCTACAGATTTTACATACTATATATATAAACTATCCTCAGACAGTGATAATGTATATAGAGTTACAATTTCACATCACGACTCTCCGACTGGAGAAAGTTATACTATAACCTTTAAAAACTAAAACTATGGATTTAGAAGAAATGTGCATGATTTACGCTGAATTTTTAGATGCTTTATACGAAAAAATGAGCGATGAAGAAAAAGATAAATTTGAATCATTGTTTGACGACTTAGAAGAAAAGCTAGACAAGCTTAAAGAAAAACAAGATGCTAAAGTATTATCTTTATTATTTAACCAAATGGGTAACGACTATAAAAACTAAACACTATGGGAGCAGAAGTATTTGAAATTGTAACGGTAGGTAGATTTAAATCTGCAAGCGAAGCATATTCGCATGAATGCGCAGAAGCAGAGTATTACAGTGGACATGATCCATACAACGGTACTATTAGTACTACAGATGGATGCTGTAGAAGAACAGGCTTTCCAAGATACGGAACCAGAAAGTTTGATGGTTGGATTGGAAAAGAAATAGATTCTATGGATAAACGAGAATGTAGATTTGTAGAACTTGAAGGCGCTGCATTAAAAAAATTAAAAGAAAAGCATGGATATAAAGGTAAAAAAGGCATTAAAGCTTTTTGCTTTTATGGATGGGCTGCATGTTAAACGAGAGCACCAAGCGTGAGTTGGGCGTAAAAAGTCCTACCCTAGGAAAGTAGGCAATATATTTCTAACGGGATTTAGAAATTAGTGTGAGATGTGGGGCGGCTGGGGGGCTGCTCCACTCTTAAACTAATAATGATATGGTGTAAACCGTAATCATTATTATTGCGTATAAAAACTTTGTAAATGAGTTCATGCGCTAATCTAATCAACTATTTATTCTAACGTGTTAAATAACTGTTAATTATGAACTATTTTAAAACAGAAACTAAATTCTTGTCAGAAAATGACGAAGCTCAGTTTCATCAAGCTGTAGACTTTATTTCTGATCTTTTACAAATTAAACCAGAAATGCTTGCTAAGAAAAGTAGGAATAAAGCTAGCGTTATGGCTAGACATTCTTTGGCTTACTACCTTAGAAAGCATACAGAGTTTCCTCTTGAGTATATAGGGGCTATGATGAACAAGCATCATGCAACTATTATTCACAGCATAAAGTTTATAACTGATTATTCTTCTTACGATCCTTACATAAGGATGCTGAAAGAAAGTATAGATAATAAATTTAAACCAGATCATTTTTCTTTTAGAAAAGAAATTATGAAATGTATAAAGTCTCAGACTACGGACTCAAGTAAGGCAGAAAATATATTAACTTTATTTCACCAATACGCAAAAAAATCATTAACCTAAAAACAATTAATTATGAGAGACACAAGTTTAGAAGCTTATACTGAATTAGTACAATTAGGTAAGCTACAAGAAATGGAACGAAAAGTAATTAACGCTATGGTAAACCTGAAAGGTGCAGCCACTAACTATGAAATAGCAGAATACTTAAAGATTCCAATTAATCAAGTTACAGGTAGAACTCATTCTCTTTGCAGAAAAGATTTAATCTACCCCAACGGAAAGATTAAAAACAAAGTTACTGGCAAACAAAACTGGCAGTACAAATTACACACTACATTGTTTAACTTTAAATAATTGCTATGAAAAAAGTAAGAATAAGTACAAGGAAAATCTACTACAACTACGCTCAAGTAGATGTTTTTGTTCCTAATACTGTACAAGACGAAGATCTTCAAGAGTATCTTGATGCAAATGAAGATTTATATACTGATTCTATAGATGAACAATTAAGTTATCATTACATGGAATTTGGTTTTGGACTTGATCAGCCTGGAATGTGTGAAAAAGATCAAGAAACCGAATGGAGATATGATTTACTTGATGAAAACAACGATCCTACATACGGAGGACATTTATAACCAAACATTAACTTAAAACCTAAACATTATGCCAAATTGGTGCTACAACACACTTAGTGTGTCAGGAAATGAAAAGAACATGAAAAAGTTCTACGATTCACTTTCTCAAAAATTTAAAGAAGGTGATTGCGATTATAAAAACGAAATATTACTTGACTTTAACGACTTCGTTCCTATGCCTAAATCTTTAGATATTACGTCTGGATCATCTGTAGTTAACGCTCTTAAAGTAATAAATAAAGAGGCTGACTTTGATGATTACCCAAATCTAAAAGATAAAGACTATGAAGAGGCTAGAATTTACATTAGCAATGTAGAAAAGTACGGTCATGGTGACTGGTACAGTTGGTCTTACGATAATTGGGGAACAAAGTGGAACGCTTCTAGCGTTTATGTTTCCAATAAAGATGAAGACTTTTGCATGATTTCTTTTGAATCTGCTTGGGCTCCACCAATACCTGTAATAGACGCTCTTATGGAGCAACATCCTGAATTAAATGTAGAATTAGAATACTCTGAACCAGGTATGGAATTTGCTGGTAAATACGGTAGACAAGGAGGTCATACTTACAACTATGAAGGTGAGCTCTTGTACTTTGCAGATTGCTGTGATAGACCTGAGTTTACTGAAGAGCATTACGAAAAATGCGAAAAAGAAGGTAAAGACGCATGGGAAACCTGCCCTACATGTGGAGACTCTTGTGAGTTTAATGAAGAAATTGTTTATCCTAACTAAAAACTAAAACAAAATGAAAAAGTTAATTTTATTACTTGCTTTATTAGCAAGCAGCGCAACATTTGCGCAAGACTATTACATGGCTAAACACTCTGAAAAATGGGAGTATAATTACCGATTAGGTAAGTACAGAGAAGTAGATGCTACTATAGAGTATACACGCATGATTCTACATAGAGAGTGGTTTTCCTTAGAAAAAACAGAAGACAACTTTGTAATGTGGGAATGGGTTTATTTTGAACACATTGAAAATTTAGGGGAGTGTTATATTGTTGAAGGAGACAACGCAATGGGTTGTATAAATTCCGATGACAATAAGTTTTTCTTATTTGTAAACTTTAACGAAGAAACTGAAAAGTGGGATGATGCTTTAGTATTGTCTGACATACACAAAATCCCTTCATTTCAAGTAGACTGGAGGTCTAACAAGTAAATTAATTAAAACCAAAATCACATGAAAAATCAAATCAAATTTTCAAAAGGTATTGTTGAAGCTGTAGTAGACAAAAACCAAAACGCTGGTATTAACATATTGTTAACGCCAGAAGACATAAAAGCATTTGCAACGCCAAAGGGTTATGTTCCTGTATCTATAAGGTTAGGCGAGAACGGTAAGTATTACGCTTTTAGATCAACACAAAGAATAGCTCCTGTCAAGGAAGATATTGTAGATGATTTTTACGATCTTGCAAGAATATCTGTAGAGGAAGCTAAATACCAAGATTTAGATGCTGTATCTGAGTCTCTTCATCAGAATGAATATAAAGAGTCAGTTCATATAAACGACATTATTAAGTCTGTTACTGAACAATATATTAACGATAAAAAGTAAATTATGGACTACATTATTAACGGAGTATTTTGCCTAACTTTGGCTCTTGCCATTTATAATACTATGATATTCATAGTTGACGCTGTAAACGCCACTATAGATGGTATAGAGAATGGTGAGGCATTTATAGACAATAGACACTTTATATTAGGGTGGTCACTTGTATTATTAACTTACTTTATAAAATCAGTTACATTATGAAAATAGGAGCAAAATTAATAGATGTCAGAAACATGACAAATGCAGAAATAAAAAACGAAGGATGGGATTATATGTGTTCAGAACTAGATCTCATTAAAGTTTTAGTCTTTGACGATGGGAGCGTAATATATCCATCTATGGATTACGAGGGTAATGGCCCTGGAGCTATATTTGGCTACACAAAGCATATTACACGAAAGAATGGTGTAAAAAACAATAAAATTGAACATTTTGCAATTTGATTGAAGTAGTAGCAATATCGTATGAAGGAGCTTTACGTCAGTCTGGGTTAGATCAAGAAGTCGTTTACGAATCTTGCATTCCAGATAAGGCAAACTCTGCTATATGGATACAACGCTTACAGCGAATAAACAGAAATATAGGCATGACTCCTCGCCTACGTGGGTTACACGGTGAAGTTAAAATCCGATACGGAAAGCTTCTTATAGAGGATTACAATAACTGTAAATCTGGTTACATCGTTATGGAGCTTTCTGGTGCCGAGCTGAAGCGGTACAAGGAAGAAAATGGCTACAAATGGAGCCGACAAAAAGTCTTCAGATTTCTAACCTTAAAATAACCATTATGTTTAAGAAAATTATGTCAAACTCCGTGTCTAGACTATTGTTTCAGGCAGGGGTAATTTACGCTGGCCTTGCTTTCATGAGCCAAATGATTATGGTGATTACAGCCATGTATGCGCCATACGTTATTGGTGCTTTATTAGTTATCATATCTGTGCTAAATATTAAGCTACAAGACTTGTCTAAATAACTAATAATCACTATCTTCACATGCCATGAAAAAATCAAAAATTGATCAAATTTGCGAAGAAGTAGCTTACGACTTACAACTTGACAAGAAGCTTGTTAAGAAAGTAATTCAAGAGCTCTTTGTAGAAATTGCATCTAATCTTGTTTTTAAAAAGAAGCATATTCTATTAAGAGGCTTTGCAAAGATAGTAATACAAGGAATTGCTAAAAATAAATATAAACCTTTTGATCCTATGGAGTACGAAACTCGTACTGAAGAGGATTGGAAAAAACAACAAAAAAATGAGTAAAGAACGAGAAGAAGCTTTAAGACAGTTAAACAGATCAGAAGAATCATCAAGCGATACTTTTGAGTCTTGGATTGTTGACTTGACAGATCAAGATCAACCAGATACTTGCAGTATTGATGACGAAGATTGTGAAGCCTGCGGATCTTAAAGTGCTACCGCACTACTATTTACTTAAACTATTTATTAATCCCTTAAAACCAAAATCATGGGAAAAACTAAATCAGAAGTTCTAAACGAGCTATTTAAAAAGTGCAACCTTACTAACGAGGATGTACACAAACACAAATTCTATACTATCATCACAAGATCAGGTATAGAAAAAGTTCAGGCAGCATTTGGTATTGACGTTGAGTACAGCGTTGAAAACCTATCTGCAGACCATAAATACTGCCTAATTAAGGCTAAAGGTATTATGGGTGACTCATGGACTGAGACTTATGGCGAATCATCTCCGTCAAACAATAGCAATGCCTATCCTGTTGCTATGGCCGAGAAGCGTGCTTTATCTCGTATTGTCCTTAAGTTAGCTGGACTATATTCTCAAGGAGTATTTGGTGAAGATGAATCAGTAGATTTTGCTGCGTCTAACAACCCTAAAAAGACTCTTGACGACAAAACCTTTCAGGCTATGCTAAAAGCTACTAAAACAGATCCTCAGAGAGTTTTAGATGCTATGTGCAAGTATACGCTAACTCCTTCTCAAGAAGAAGAGTTGACCTCTGCTGCAAACGCTGAAATTTAATCAATTAGTAACTTACGGAGGGGAGAAAATCTCCCTTCCTTTTTTTCACCGAGCCATAAACTTACAAGGCTCACAAATCATTTATTATGTCAAATTTGCAAATTACAGGAACAATCAAATTAATTAACGAAGTACAATCAGGTATTTCTAAAACAACTAACAAAGAGTGGAAAAAACTCAATTTTGTTATTGAAACTAAAAGCGACTACCCTAAGTCTGTTGCATTTACAGTATTCGGAGGAGAAAAGGTAGACAACTTTGTTAAGTACAACAAGGTTGGTCAAACAGTTGACGTTAGCTTTGATCCAGAATCTCGTGAATACAAAGGGAGATACTACACAGATCTAAACGCTTGGAAAGTTTTCACTAATAAAGGTGAAGAAACTAGCGCACCAGCAGGAAACAACGCTCCTGTTGACGCTGGCGACATGCCATTCTAGTATAAATTTACCCCTGAAAGGTTCGCCAAGTAGGGGGTAATTTTATTTTCCTATATTTGTACAAACGCAAATGATGGAAAAGAGAACATTTTTTATTCCATTCAGTACGCCATCATCTAAAAATGGTAAACGCTGGACTGGAAAACACATGATCCACTCCAAAACAGTAATGAACTACATTAAGAATACTAAGCCGTATTGGCAAGAATATTCAGAAGAGTTTAGGGCTATTATGGATGGGCTACAAAAACCTGTAAAAATATCGTTTAAATTTATTAGAGGAACTAGACATAAGTTTGATTACGTCAACCCCTTACAAACCGTTCAAGACCAAATGGTTATACATGGATGGATGGAAGATGACAACTGTGATCAAATTATACCTAGCTTTGAAAAGTATGTTTACGATAAAGAAAAGGCAGGGTGTTATATAACCATTAAGAAAACCAATAAACCAATTCAAGATGAATCAGGAACTAGTAATGAAAACTCTGGGTAGAATCCTTAGTGATGTTAAGTTTCTTATGGATGCTGTAGTTAACGACTATCAGCCAAAAGAGAAAGCTCCTAATGAGTATACTAAAGACTTTATGGATTTCTATAAGGCGTATGGTATAAATAAAACTAAGAGCCAATCTTTTGCTAAATGGAAAAAGCTAAATAATCAGCAGAAAGCTACGATTATGGAGTTAATACCATTGTACCATAAAGCTTTTGAGCCTAAATTCAGAAAGTATCCTAACAACTTTTTATCAAACAATTGTTGGGAGGACTACTTGTATTTGCTTGAAACTAACAAGCAATCAGAAGATAGGGCTAAAAAGATAGCTAAAGCTCAAGAGGATCGTTTAGACGCTTACAACTTCTAGTATGGATTATAAAATTAATTCTAAAGAAGAAATCTCTGAGTATCTGAATCATGTTTACAAGAACGGATACAACAAAGGATTATCTACAGGAATACCGTGGCTAGACAAGCACTACACTTACAGGAAAGGTGAATTAGATGTTATTACAGGCTTTGCCAATATTGGTAAGACCACAGCAATCTTTTACCTTATGATGTTAGCATCAGTTAAGTATAAGTGGAAGTGGCTATGCTATTGTCCAGAAAACGAGCCAGTAGGTGAGATGGTTATTGATCTTGCAGAAATGTTTATAGGAATGACTGCCGACAAAACAAAGTCAGAGCGCATGGATAGATCAGTATTTGATGCTGCCTGCGCTTGGGTAATGGAACACTTTAAAGTAGTTTCGTTCCCTACAACGCCAACAATCTATGATGTTCTTGAGGTTTTTCAAGACGAAATAGATAATGGCAACTTTGACGGTTGTTATGTTGATCCTATGAATGACTTAGCTATTAACAGATCAATGAGTAAGTACGACTACTACTATCAGGTATTGTCTGACATACGTAGATTTAAACAGAAAAACTTTGTAAAGTTTATACTGGTAACTCACGCTGTTACTAAAGCAGCTAGAGAACGAGGAGATGACGGTAATATACCTGCACCATCACACTACGATGTAGAGATGGGTGGTATGTTTGCCAATAGAACGGACAACTTTATAGTTGTACACAGGAATCCTAATTCTGACGATTGGAGTGATACACAGATTCATGTAAGGAAGATTAAATTCCAGAAGCTTGTAGGTATTCCAACGCAGGATAACGAGCCTGTAATACTCAGATTCGAGCCTAGACTATGTAGGTTTAGATCTTTAAACAAAAAGAAAATGGTGTGGGAAGATGTTCTAGAGCAGAATACCATGGATTTTATGAGTAGCCATAAGGTTAAAATAGAGCCAGAAATCTTCGATAATAATAACTTACCCTTTTAAAAACAAAAATCATGGGAAAAACAAAAGAGATCACAGAAGATCAACAAAAAGCTTTAGACGCTGAAAAAGCATTTAGAGAGTCGCCATTAGGGCAAAACATTACTCAGTTAGAAGATCATGTTGCTAATCATTTAGTTGACATGCTTGACGCTGTTGGTGTTGGAGTAACAGACGACAATAGAGATGTTGTAATGTCTAACTTTATTGCTGCAGCTCACGCTGCTGGAACAATTCAGAAATTAGTTTGGGAGCAATTAGACTTCGAAGCTAAACAAAGAAATCTTCAGCAAGCCGCTCCTTCAGCTCAAACTGAAAAGCAAGCTAGAAAAGCTGAAAAAAAAGAAGCAGTTAAAAAAAACAGGCCTAGAGGTAAAACTTCTATGAAAAAGGCTTAAGTTTTATTAACAAAACTTTTTTATTACAGAAAAACTACTATATTTGTTATGTGATTTGGTTATTACATAATGTAATTGGTTTTAATGGTTAATTAGTGAGAAGGGGGCTTTATGCTCCCTTTCTTATTTTAAAACAATTATTATGCAAGAAACAAAAGATCAATTCATTGAAAAGCTAAAAGACGATAGCTTTTACTATTCAGACAAGTCGCATGTAAGCTGCTCTATGCTAAAGCACTTGCTTAAATCTCCTATACACTTACAGATGTACTTAGACAATCCTCCACCATCAACGCCTGCTATGGCTTTTGGTAGCGCATTGCATTGTCTGTTGTTAGAGCCAGAAAAGTTTAATGATGGCTTTTACATATACGACACTAAGCATAGACCTGAAAAGGATAAGACTATGGCCTCTAAGGCAAACAAAGAGTGGAAAGCAAAACAGATCAGAACATCTTACGCTAAAAATCAGATATTAATAACGTCTGAAGACTTAGATAAGATAGATGATATGATTAGCTCTATGACTAAACACGAAGATGTTAACAAGATACTAAGCACTTGCGAAAAAGAAAAAGCAATTGCATGGTCTAATATTGTTAATGACTCTACAATAGACTGCAAAGGTAAAATAGACTTAGCTACCTTTGATTACATAGCTGACGTTAAAACTACGGCTGAATTTGGAGGTATTGACAAGTTTAGGTACGATTGCAAAAAGTACCATTACGACATGCAGGCTGCGTTTTATTGCGATGCACTAGGCTTAGATCAGTTTAAGTTTATTGTAGTTGGCAAGAACGATCCTTATGACGTTGGTATATTTGACGTATCACCAGAGTTCTTAGAGTCTGGAAGACAGAAGTATAAGTATGCGCTATCACAATATGAGAAATATTTCATATCTTGCGCCAAGAATATAGATAACTATATAGAGAAAGGAACATTGTGAAGAAAGAATATAACAACTGGTTAAAAGAGAACAAAATGCAATCAACCTACCATTCGTGTGAGGTTACTAGAGGAATGATAGACAAACTTCTATCTTTAAATGCTTCATTGCAAGCAACGCTAGGAACCGATTCTACAAGAGAAGAAAGACAAATCGTGAAAGCAAAAACTGAAAAGTTAATGAACGAAATCAAAGAAATTGATCCGTCATTTCACGATATTATTAATCTAAACTAAAATCATGGCAAATCATAGGATGCGTCTGACTCCAGACGAAATTGATATTATCAAAGAAATGAGAGCTCAAGAAATAGCTTTTAATGCAAATGGTAATGATCAAGTATCAAACGTGTATCTTGACTATTTAAAGGAAAGATCAATCGACCCTCAAGATGTAATTTCTGTAAAACATTGGCAATCCGCAAGCGGTGAACCTAGGTTTTCTATAGTTACAAAAAACGATTCAGGAATAATGAAAGACTCAGAGAGGGCTAATCTTCTCTCTAGTATTGAAAAAGTTATTAGTAATCATAAAATTTCATATCCTGAAAAAGTTTACGACAAAAACTCACAACACTTACTTGTAATTAATCCAGCTGACATTCATGTTGGTAAACTAGCAATAGCTAAAGAAACTGGAGAAGAGTACAATAAAGAGATTGCAAAACAAAGAGTTTTAGAAGGTATTAGAGGAATCATAGATCAATCTTCTGGATTTACAATAGATAAGGTATTATTTTGTATTGGTAATGACGTACTACACGTAGACAACGTATTTAATACAACTACAAAAGGAACTCAACAAGATCAACACGGAAAGTGGTGGCAATCTTTTGAGCTTGCTTTAGAGATTTATGTTGCTGCTGTAGATATGCTTTTACAGGTTGCTCCTGTAGATTGCGTACACTCTATGAGTAATCATGATTATCAGTCAGGATACCATTTAGCACATTGCTTAAAGTCATGGTATAAAGACTGTAAAGATGTTACTGTAGACGAAGGCCCTGCCTATCGTAAATACTACAAGTATCATAACAACATGATAGGACTAGAACACGGAGACGGAGCTAAAGCTGCAGACCTCCCTTTGTTAATGGCTCAAGAAGAGCCTAGTATGTGGGCTGACTGCCAACATAGAACTATGTTCTTGCATCATGTTCACCATAAAATCAAACTTAAATTTCAATCTGCTAAAGACTATATCGGTGTTACCGTGGAGTACATGAGAAGCCCATCTGGTGCTGATTCATGGCACGCAAGGAAGGGATACAAGGGAGCGCCTAAAGCTGTCGAAGGATTCTTATTCCATAAAGACAACGGTAGAGTTGCTAGTTTAGTATACAATTTCAATGAGTAGCATAGAAAACAAGGTCTGCATAAAGATTTTAGACAGAGCAGAGGTTGGAGAGAAAAAGTACAAAACCACAATGGAGCGTACTGATCTCTCCGAGCTTGACTGGCTTATACACGCGCAAGAAGAAGCTATGGATTTAGCAATTTACTTGGAAAAATTAATTCAAACTAAGCAAAATGAAAGCTGTAATAAAGAACCTTCTAGATGTTTGTGTAAAAAGAAAAAAAAGCCTTAATGTACTAAGGAGGTTTTTAAGTATACACTACAAGATTAACATTTCAATTAACGCATTAACCAAACGACTAAATTATGAAAAAAACAAGACTACAAGAACTCTTTGATGAGTATGCTTTTTGGTATCACCAAGAAAAAACAGATCAAAATTTTGGAGACAGACAAGATGAACCAACATTTAAAGAATGGTTTAGCATGAAAGTTAATCAAACTGAAAATGTTTCATCTTTAGTTTTTCCACCAGAAGAACAAAATGTAATTAACAGATTAAAGTAATGCAGGTAGCCGAAGAAAGCTTAAAGCTAATAAGGCAAATGCAAACTAGCAGCAAGGAATCTGCCTGCATGAATGCCTATTTCGATGCTCTAATGGAGATAGAAGAAATGAAGAAAGAGCTTAGTAATTTTCCTAACAAAAATCACAAGAATTACAAGCTAAAAGAAAAAAGGGTTAAAATCCTTGAAAGCTCTATACAAGAATTTTATGGTTGCTACTTTAATATGGCCAAATATAAAGAGGCTTATGCAAAGTGGAAACATGTAGCAATTCAGAAAGAATACGAGCTTGTAGAATTTATGAGTAACAATGTATAAAAATGGGGGGCACAAAGCCCCCTTTCTTATTTAGAGTGAGATCCTCCGAAGAAGAAATCAATTATTGTATTTACTTTACTTGACATTGCTCCAAATACAGTACTTATAAATCCAATTTCATAATCAGATAGATCTAGAGAGTTAAGCACAAAGTATTTAAACATTGTGTATGAAAGGAAAAAGTAAGCTATTGTAAAGATTACTGCTAATACCTTTTGTATAATAGCATCATCTTTATATATCTCTCTCGCACTTTCTCTGTCTTTAACTTCAAGGGCAAACATTTCTTTTTCATGGTTTTTAGCCACTTCTTCAAACTGCTGCTTAAGTTTAATGCGTTCTTCATCTGTAGTAACTACTTCGTCAATAATAGTAGAGGCTTGCCCTACAAGATTTTTTATAATACTTTTTATCATAACATAATAATATCTGGTGCATATTTATACCTTGTGTCGCCATCTTCATCTTTGTAGGCAATCAAGACATCTTTTCTATTTTTCTTTTCTCTTAAAGAAATGTGAATCCAAGAATAATCAAACTCATTAATCATTTGATCGAACTCTATACCATTGTCAATGATCCAATCAAATAACTTTTTATTATTCATTTCTCCGTTTTCCCAAAACTGAATATCCACCGCTTCGCCTTTACAATGCTGGCTTTTGTTACTACCACCAATGGCACGATTGAGTGAAGGGCTGCGATAACCAGAGCTAATGCGAATAGGACCGAGAGCATCTCGCATAGGTTGTAACACTTCCCTAACGATGTTTTGAATGTTTTGTAAATGTTTTTTATCTGGCGCATTGTCTATACCTAATCTTTTAGCTGTATTGCTATGCGTTATTTCAGACAATACAAAATTCTTACTTAATCTCATCTATTTGATTTTTTGCTTGATTTATTTCTAGGTCTTTTACAACTGTTCTTAAATAATCTACTTCTTTTTGTAAGTAAGAGATTCTAAGATCTTGTTTTGCATCGTCAGGCAATGCACCCATTTCTCCACGAGGCCATTTAATTCTAAACTCTTCGTTAAGTTGTACAGCATCTTGCATACGAACTACATCTAATTGTAATTGCGCTATAGAGGCTGTAAGCGTAAACCATATACCAGCTAAAGACACTATACCAACAACAATGCTGACAAGTGTTTTTACATCTAAATTTATTTTAGATCCTTCTGATATATTAAGTTTATCTTCTTCCACAATAAAAGTAGCTAAGTATTACCGTTGATAATACTACTGAGGAGCAAATTGCGATCATAATTTTGGTTTTTATAGTTCATTTATAGCTGATTGTACTTGTTCTCTGGTTGCTGTCACTTTTAGCATTATATTAGGACTGTACCTAAACCTTTCTTCTCCGTTCTTAAACACTATTAAAGTTGGAGTTGCAGTAACTTTATATTCATCGAGCATTGTTCGATCTCTGTTAACTACGTACCTGTATGCTTTACAGTTAGTAAGTTCAGGTAAAAATAAAATTTCGTTTCCTCTATTCCATCCAGACCAAAATTCTACTATTACTACACCTCTTCTTATTTCCCAATGAAATTTATTTGTTGAAAGATATTCTTGACCTTTTGCCTTTAAAGGTATAAGAGATAATAGTAATATGAGTAGAATTTTACTCATAAAGTTTTTCTTTAATTAGCTTGATGTCGTCTTTTATCTCAGTAACATCTTCTTGTGTAGACATAATAGTTTGTCTAATAAGCTGATCCTTCATATCAAACTCTATCCTTGTAATTTCAGGATCTAAAGGGGCTGGTAATTCTTTTGCTTCTGCAATATCAGCTTGCAAGCTAAACCACATCCCAGCCATTGTAAAAAGTAATACTGCTATTGTTCCGAGAAGCTCAAGGCTTACACTAAAACTTGTATCTTTATTTAAATCTTTCATAGTACATTAAAATATACGACAAATATAGCAAACCTTTATCAATTTTGATGCATTACCATTTATTTTTTGGGCAAGTAGTATTTAAAGATTTTGATTTAAGATTAATACTGCATCCACATAAAGAGCAAAACCTTCCTTTTTTGTGTTTGCAAGAATTACATATTAATAATCTTTTTTTAGATATTATTTTGCTTTTCTTACTAGGAAAGTAATAGCTTTTAAGCCCACTTAATATTTCTATTATTTTTTTAATTTTATAAATCTCTTGTCTTTATTCCACATTTCTTGAATTATTTTATCACCCAAATCTGGCTCATCTTTTAGATCTATTTTGTCGCAAATACATTTATTTTTTGAGCAACACCACTCGTGATTTAATCTTTTAAGATTTTTTAATAAATCTTTCATTAATAATCATTATTTAATTTAAATTTTCCATACATCCAAGTTTTAACATCATCACCTTTAGTTAAAACTAATTTATGACTATAAGATCCAGGAAGTATAGATAAATCAGTTGGACTTAATTTTATAGTTATTCTTCCTGTTGCATCTAAGGATGAACTACCGCTAAAAGTTGTAATTCCTGATCCATTTGTTTTAACAATATGATCCGTATTATCACTAAATATTTTAAAATCTACAGTATAACTAGTTAAGTTAAAAGGAGAGCCAGAAGAGTCTGTGATTACAAGATTAATAGTTGAAGAGTTATTTTCTCTAGCAATTATATCTATTTTTTGTGCAATGTCTGTGTTTATTGTTGCCATAATTACGTTAATTCACCTGATGTTGTTCTACCCATTTGTGTATAATCAAATTCTAATACTGCAGTCACATGGTATGTTTGAGTACCACCTGAATC